TGGAGCCGGTGCAACTTCTTTAACTGTTGATACACATGCTGGTAGAATGTTGTACCACAACGTTGCTGGTGCAGCTACTTTGACTTTACCTGCGATTAACTCATCATCTGATTCAGGTGTTGCGGGTCCAGGTAACGATCCAAACTCAGCGAACAATTTAGGTGCTTCTTTTGAGATATACATTGGAACAACTAAAACTGGTGACTTTGTTTTACAAGTTGCTAACGCTAGTGACACGATGACTGGTAACGCAGTTATTGTTGACACGGATACTAACGATAATGCTGAAGGTTTTATGACTGCAGCTGCGTCTGACACTATTACTTTAAACGGTAGTACGACTGGCGGACTAGCTGGAACAATCATAACTTGCAAAGCAATCGGTGCAAACAGATGGGGCGTACAAGTCAACACTGGTGGTACTGGTGATGCAGCTACACCATTTAGTGCAGCAGTAAGTTAATAATTATGTGGGTGGGAAACTTCGAGACTTTTTGATCTTGATACTCACCCACACCAATAAGGAGATAAAATATGAAGTCAGATGTAAAAGCGATAAGAGTTACAGCGACTGGCGCAGTCTTTGCAGGAAGAACAAGATTAAGAGGACTTATTCTTGCTTCTGATGGCGGAGGAGCCGGGACTATAGTCTTACAAGACAACACTGATAGTACAACTTTATTCCAAGGAGATTGTCCAACAGGAGATGTTTTCGCGTTTAACATTCCAGAAGATGGTGTACTTTTCCCAGGTGGAATGAAAGTTTCTACTATTACAAACATTGCAGCAGCGACGTTTTTGATAGACAAGTAGGAGGTTAGATGGCTAACACTACTTCGGGCACAGTAATATTTGATAAAAATTTCGCTATCGACGAGATAATCGAAGAAGCATATGAAAGAATTGGTTTGCAAAGTGTTTCTGGTAATCAGTTACGCCAAGCAAGAAGATCTCTTAATATTCTTTTTCAAGAGTGGGGCAATAGAGGACTTCACTATTGGCAGATAGGAAATAATTCAATTACACTTGTTGCTGATCAAGCAGTTTATACTATGTTTAGATCAACAGGTGATGGCACTTCAGATGCCACCGCTGTGTATGGTGTAGACGATGTATTAGAGGCTGTGTATAGAAATTCATCAAACGTGGACACACCACTTACAAAAATTAACAGATCAACATATCAAGGTCTTTCTAATAAAACTTCTACAGGAACACCTTCTCAATACTATGTTCAAAGATTTATAGATAAAGTTACAATCACTTTGTATTTAACACCAGGATCATCAGAAGCTGGTAATACAATTAATTTTTATTTTGTTAAAAGAATACAAGATATAGGTGATTATACTAACGCTACAGATGTGCCATATAGATTTGTACCTTGTATGGTATCTGGATTAGCTTTTTATTTAGCGCAAAAATTTAAACCTGAATTATCACAACAAATGAAACTGTATTATGAAGATGAATTACAAAGAGCTTTAGCTGAAGATGGTTCATCATCAAGTTCTTACATAACCCCTAAAACTTATTATCCAAATGTCTAATTTTGCAAAAGGTAAATACGCTAAATTTATATCTGACAGATCAGGAATGGAGTTTCCATATAAAGAAATGGTTCAAGAATGGAACGGTTCTAGAGTGCATATATCTGAGTTTGAACCTAAACAGCCACAATTAGAACCAAGAGCACATGGAGCAGATCCTCAAGGTTTACAAAATGCAAAACCTGCTAGAACAGAACCAGCTACAGATCGTTTATTACCTGGTAATCCATTTAATATTACATCAGGTAGCACTACAATTACGGTGACAGAGCCTAGTCATGGTAGATCAAATTCAGATACGGTTGTCTTTAGAAACGTTGATGGATCACCTGGAGGCGTAGCATTTACAGCATTTGAAAATTCTTCAGGATTTAGTATAACAGTTACAGGAACAAATAATTATACGTTTGTATTAGGATCAACTCCTAATGTAACGGAAAGAGCAGGAGGAATGTTTGTAACGGCAGGGCCGGTAACATTAACACCATAATGGCAGGAATATCTTACGACACATTAGTTACACAAATTAGAAACTACACAGAAGTAGACTCTAACGTATTAACAACAGATATTTTAGAAAATATTATTTTAAATTCGCAATACAGAATTATGCGTGATGTTCCTATTGATTCAGATAGAAGACAACAATCTGGTAATTTAGTGCCAGGACAAGAAACCATAAACGCTCCAGGAGGAGCTTTGTTTATTAGAGGTATACAAGTTTATGATTCAAGCGCTGTTTTAACAGGTAGTAATGTTTGGTTAGAAAAGAAGGATGTAACATACCTTCAAGAGTATCAACCTATCACAGGAACCTCTGCAGCACAGGGTAGACCAAAGTATTATGCCATGTTTGGTAACGCTACAGGAGATGCAGACACTAATTCTGGACGTATTTTTTTAGCCCCTACACCTAATACAAATTATAAATTTAGAGTGCATTATAACAAGATGCCAGCTACTTTAGCCTCAGATAATACTACTAACTATATCAGCTTAAACTTTCCAAACGGCCTATTATACTGCTGTTTAGCAGAGACATATGCTTTCTTGAAAGGCCCAGCAGATATGTTGACATTATACGAGCAAAAGTATAAACAGGAAGTAGATAAGTTTGGTGTTGAACAAATTGGCAGAAGAAGACGAGACGATTACACCGACGGCGCTGTCAGATTAACAATACCATCAACGAACCCTTAGGAGATAAGATATGGCAATAACATCGGCAATTTGTACAAGTTTTAAAGTAGAACTTTTAAAAGGCACACACGATTTTACAGCGACGACTGGTAACACTTTTAAAATTGCTTTGTATGATAGCGACGCAACTCTTGGAGCAGGAACTACAGCTTTTACAACTTCTGAAGAAATTACAAACACATCTGGAACTGCTTACACTTCTGGTGGTGCTACGTTAACAAGCGTAACTCCAGTTGCTGATAGTACAACTGCAGTTTGTGATTTTGCAGATGTAAGTTTTTCATCAGCTACTTTTACAGCTAACGGTGCATTAATTTACAACTCATCTGCAACAAACGCGGCAGTGGCAGCTATAGCTTTTGGTTCTGATAAAACAGCAACCAACGGAACTTTTACAATTCAGTTTCCAGCAGCAGACGCATCAAACGCTATCATCAGATTAGCATAGGAGGACCAAGATGTCGGTTCAATCAGGATGGGGTAGATTCACCTGGGGCCAAGCATATTGGAATGAAGATGCTTTACTTGCAACCGGTTGGGGTGCAAAAGCATGGGGCGATAGTGGTTGGGGACAACTCGCTGACGAAACAATTACATTAACAGGACTATCTGCAACTTTTAGTGTTGGCTCTTTAACATTAACAGGAACTGCTGATATTACATTATCAGGAAATTCTTCTACAGCATCAGTTGGTTCCATTTCACCTGTAATACCTAAAACAGTTTCAGTTACTGGCATCTCAATTACGTCTTCTCAAGGAACAGCATCTGTTGATGTTTCTGTAACACCAACAATAACTGGTCGATCTATCACTTCAGCGATTGGTGTAGTAGATCCTGCAGATCAATTTGTAGGGTTAACGGGACAAGAAGTTACTGTTTCTCAAGGATCAGCAGTTGCACCAAATGAGGATGTAACTCTAACAGGACAATCAATAACTTCTACATTAGGAACACCTATAGCTTTTGTTGGAACAGCTGTTTTCCCTTCTGGTTTTTCAATAACAACTTCATTAGGATCTGTTGTTGTACCAAATGAAGATGTAACTTTAACAGGTGTGGAAGCAGACTTTGGTTTAGGCACGATATTAGGAACAGGTTCTGTAGCTGTAACATTAACGGGTCAAGCCGCTACAGCTGCAATAGGTGCTTTAGCACCCGCAGATGTTATGGGATTAACAGGCGTTTCTGCTACGTCCTCTGTAGGAAGCATAGATCCAAAAGACCAGGTTATGGGATTAACTGGACAATCGACTGCAGTAAGAATAGGAACAGTAAATGTTAAAGCTTACGCAGATATTGACACCGGTTCAAACACGTCGTATAGTGATATTTCAACAGGTTCGAATACATCGTATTCAGATGTTGCAACTGGATCAAATACCAGCTATAACGATGTAACAGGAGAAGCAGCTTAATATGGCATCAACATTTACACCTCTGGGTATAGAAAAAATGGCTACTGGCGAAAATGCCGGTACATGGGGAACAAAGACTAATACTAACTTAGATATTATTGAACAAATATCTGGTGGATTTATTCAAAAATCTATAGCTGGTGGAGCACAAACAACTGCTCTTGCAGTTAGTGATGGATCAACTGGTGCAGAACTTGCACACAGAATGATAGAATTTACAGGGTCAATTACAGGTAATCAAATTGTTACAATTCCAAACGACGTTCAAAACTTTTATATTTTAAAAAATTCAACATCAGG